AGGGAGTTATGTATATAATTCCCAAATATATGAAAGAAGTTGGAAAAATACCAGATGGGTATGATATACACCATAAAGACGGGAACAAGCAAAACAATAAAATAGAAAATCTTGAATGTATTTCAAAGTCGGAACATACAAAAAGATATTCCCCGCACCACAATCAGCATGTGAATAATAAAACAAAAGGAATCAAAAAATGAATATTATAGTTTTTGATTCGGGCATAACACAGCCGACGGACAAGGGAATTGTACTGCGTGATATTATTGAGGACGCAACAACCGAAAAAGAAAAATCATATTGCATTGATGCAAATTATCATAAAGGATCATCACCCGAAAATTACATTGATAAATCACGGCGGCAATTAGTCAAAGTCGCCCGCATGGTCGGCCGTAAAATTGATGAAAACGGAACACGAAAAGATTACTCTGATATACAACCGAAACAGCGTCTTGAATTGCGACCGGACAATAAAAGCGGATGCCTGACGGGAGTGCAAAAAGATAATTGTCTTGTCATAGCTGGTTATGCGGACATAAAAGGCAATGACTCAATAAAAAGAGTTTATTCTGCAAACGGAAAAGCGCCAACATTGACAGCAATTCAAGGCAGAAATCAAGAAGCAAAAACAACCGATGACGGAATAACTTGGCGCAAATTAACCGTAACAGAATGCGAACGCTTGCAAACAGTTAATGACAATTATACAAATCACGTCAGCAATTCACAGCGTTATAAAATGCTCGGCAACGGCTGGACTGTTGACGTCATCGCACATATTTTTAAACATATACTGAAATCTTTGATTGACAACCATCCCCCTGTTCCCCACTGATAAACAACAGCGAACGTCTCTACCGGGGGAACAGTGGGATTTGGAGCGATGTACGATATAGGCAATGAGTTTATTGAGGATCGCAGACGATACGGAGTCGTTATCGCTCCCGAGGTTAAGTATCAGGGCGGAACCGAGCCTCGATGTTTACTGTGTGCGTTTTTTTCGAAGAAAGGGAATGTATGCGACAACATAAATGTTCCTTGCTCCGCGTCAGAACGCCATGACCATAAAAATGTTTACTTTGTAAGAATAAAGTCAAAATCTCGACAAAAGGGGAAACGACAGAATGAGAAAACCCGCAAGATTCGGAATCTATGAAATTTACCATGAACAAATGTATTTTTTAGCGTTCGCCGGGGGTAAGCGTGAGCTCGGCAAGGCAGACGCGAAAGAATACGAACGTGCGATAATTCTTCCTCCGGGGGAAGCGCGTCAACAGGAATTGCGTAGGCTCGGACCCGCGAAAGATCCGAACATGGTTCCGATATCCGGGGCAAAACTTCTTGAATTGATCAAGGATGCGAGCTTCACTCCGTTTTTTGACAAGTTTTTCAATCAAACACATGTGCTTCAGATCAATGATTCGATTGTGTTCGAATCGATAAAGCAGCGCAACTATGAATTGGCACGGGGGATATGATGACTTTTAAGAGGAACAGGGCTATTACTCAAAAACTATATTATAGCGGGATAAATATTGATTTTTCAACTTCCCCTGATGATCCCTCCACAATGTGTTGGACTTTACTGAATTCCCAAGGCACTGCTGTCGCTATAGGCAACTTCCCTTATCTCGATGTCGTTGAAATGGATTCCGGGAAAAAACTGAACCCTCTTTATTGGTTTACAATCGATGATGAAACTCTGTGTGATATTGCAAAAAGTATTTGCACTGAATATCCGGACAGTGTATTTGCCGATTGGTACAATAACTTGACGCCAGAAAAAGAACCCATGCCTCCCGCGTGGGAGAATATATTTCTGACTCTTCTGCATAACTCGACAAAAGACAGAACAGTGCTGAAAAGGGAAAATGCTGATGTCCTAATTTCATCTACTGATGAAATATACAGTGCATTAAAAGAAAAATGGAGGCTATAACTATGAACAATGTTGACATGAAAGTTACGGGTGACATCTTGACGGTGACGATTGACCTATCGAAGGAATACGGATTGTCCGCTTCGGAGAAGAGTATATCCGTTGCAAGTACAAATGGGAACATTAGTGTTCCTGAACACGCCGATATTAAGATCGGAATCAATGTATACAAAAAGGCAGGTAAAAAATGACGATCTTATTGATTCTTTTTTTTGCGGTGGCACTTTATTCCTTTGGATGTGGAAGCGCATTTGAAGCGGTATGTTCGGCCAGGGAAGAGTTGTGCGAATTGCACAATGAAAAGATGACCCGCGATGACTATAAGTGGATAGTCATCGGATCATTTATGTCATGGGCATTTCTGGTGATGTGGAAACTTGATAAAATCAATAGGAATAAGGCAGGTAAGAAATGAAGTTTGAAGAAGCATTTGATCTTGTTCACAAACATGATCGCATTAAGGCGGAACAGAAAGGATTGCCGTTCAATGGTGTTTCCATAGAATCGGTAAAAGGCGCAGAATACGCATGGAATATGATTTCCCTTGCGCTTGCGTCTGACAATGGACTCGAAGATATCGCGTATGTGGACGCGAATTCGAATATTATTTCCATGAATGTTGACGCGGTTGTTGATGATATTAATCGCAGAAAAGAAGCGGCAGCGGAAAAAGCAAAAACTGAATCAGAGCCCAAAACAGCCGAAGACGTGCCGGGAGAAGGATCGGAAACTGGAGCTGATGACGTGAAAGAACCGGAGAAAGAGGGATCGGAAAGCGGATCAGATGACGGAGACGGAGCCGATGCCAAACCCGAGAAGAAAGTGAAAAAAGCCAAAGAAGGGAAAGATGCGCCTGATACCGGAGACGGTGCGGACAAATACGAGTAAAATACGGGAACTACATACATAACTCCATAGGCGAGTGCAGGCTTTGTTAAAGGGCAAAGCCTGCGCCGGAGACGGGAAAAGGAGGATTAAAGATGAAAATCATAAAGATTAAAAAATTCTTAATAATAAGTTCTTTGCAGTTACTTATTCTTTGTTTGTTTTTTCTTTTTTTTGATCATTTTGATAATTTTTATCTTAGTAAAGAGAGTGATTCCGGTGCTATGTTGGTTGCGGAAGTACCATTAACTGACAGTAAAAGATCGGTTCCATTAAAAACGGATACCGTTGTATCTTCAACAATAAGGAAAGACTGAATGTCAGATATTCAACTTGTTTGGAAAGGGAAAGAGCTATCACTTAGAGCATTAGGAGAGAAAGGTTACATATGGAAAAAGCCAGACGATCCTATGCTGTGTGCTCCCCTTGCGTTTGAAAAACTTTCAAAACAAACGATAGATACTGATTCGAATATTTTAGCAATTGGTGACGGGCTAGATGTTTTAGATGCAATAGGTAAAGGAACGAGTATCTTCCAACGTGGTATTCGACTTGTGTACATCGATCCGCCATTCAATACCCAAGTCAATTTTCGTCAATACTCCGACTCGATGGATCGTGCGATGTGGCTCAGCATGCTTCGGGATCGTGTTATTGCTTGTCACCCATTTCTTGCTGAAAACGCTAGTGTATGGATTCATTTGAATGATGCAGAGGTTCATCGAGCTCGCTGTATTATGGATGAAGTATTGGGTGAAAACGCATTCGTTGCCTCAGTGATTTGGCAGAAGAAAACAACGCGTGATTCAAGAGCAGCCTTTTCATCAAATCATGATACAATTTTGGTTTATGCGCCAAGTGGACCAAAAAAGTGGAAGACTTCGAGAAATTTACTTTTAAAAGCTAATGCTAGGATGACCAATCGGGATAATGATCCACGGGGGCCTTGGTCAGATGCCCCATTTACTGCCCCAGGTTTTCGTAAGGCACAGCAATATGACATTGTCACCCCGACAGGGCAAGTCTTACGACCTCCCCGAGGTAGATCTTGGTATGCGACAGAACCTACATACCAGAATCTGCTTGCTGAAGAGCGAATATGGTTCCCGAAAGGTGGATATGGGGCACCTCGACTTAAGCTGTTTGCACATCAATTACGAGGTTTAGTCCCGTTCACAGTATGGGGTAGCGCAGATGTTGGCACAAATGACGATGCAAAGCGTCACCTGATGAGCTTGTTTGATGACCAAGAAGTATTTGATACACCAAAACCAGAATCACTATTAGAGCGCATAATTCACATCTCTACTGATCCGGGCGATTTGGTTGTGGATATTTTCGGGGGTAGCGGAACAACAGCTGCAGTCGCTCATAAGATGAGACGCCAGTGGGTAGTCGCAGAACGGAGCTATCAGACTGTTTTGGATTTTCTATATCCTCGGCTTGTTAAAGTAACAGGTGGTAATGATCCTGGGGGGATCACGGAGTCAACATCTTGGACAGGTGGTGGTGACTTTTCGGTTGTCCGTGTTTTACCTCGGTTTAATGAGGCAGAAGTAATACCGCTCGCAAAGAGTATAAGTCAATTAATAGCGCACAATAGACTAAGGGAACCACATACATAACTCCCTATTTGTTATCTGTGGTATATGCTATTTTTTTTCTTGTTTTAATTTCCGGCATGTGTGTTCTAGGTAACTTTTCAAAAAATGAACCTTGACAACGTACACACTGCGCTCCTCGAAAGCGTCCAGAAGTCGAGAAATTAAAGACCATGCTAACGGAATGCGACCGATAAGGTCGCTTTTTTGTTCCCTAAATTTGACTTGACGTTTTATATTAAATAATGTTTCAGATATGTATCATATCCATATATAAGGAGAATATCGCAATTGAGAGAGCGCTCAAATGTCCAAAAAGAACAGGAACCGTGCATCTTCTTCTCAGCGCTTGCAATCTTCATTTGTGCCACAAATAGATAATAAAGTCGATCATCAGAAAAAGCTCATGGAAGCGTACCGGAGTGGTGAAAACGCGATAAAGGCGATTGATAAGCGTTTACGTGATTCTGTTCCCAAGGGCGTTCAATACGATTGGCTCAATAATTCAAATTACAATAATGTCGTTTACGGTCGGGATAAGATCCCGGATCGATTACTTCGTCTTATCGAGCGCCGGAATCCGGTAGTCGGAGCCGGAACAACTCTCAGGATTCAACAGGGGATCGAGTATTCAAATATAAGTCACGACAAGGACATTCCCGGCTGGGAAATTGTTCTGAAGGACGAGAAAGAAGCTGTCAATCGCACAAGAGAAAAACAAAAAGCTTTCCTTGAAGAATTCATAAGAAATGGATGCGTTTCCGGATATACCTCTTTCAACCTTACCGATAGTCCGTCAACCTTCCGGGAGCGTATGTCTCAGTTCATGCGAGATCGTACCCTTATTGACAAGATCTGTTGGGAAATGGAACGGGATAGGAAAGGTAGGGCGGTTGCTTTGTGGGTACTTGACGGGGCAACGATCTTCCCTGTTCTTCCCGGTGGATTCTATGGTGCGTCTTCGATGATCACAACAGGCCTTGCCGGAGGATACAGCAAGCTCTCAGACGCAATACGGAAAGCGCGAGTGGAGGGGCTGCCTCCGATTGAAGAAATTGCGTATGTGCAGGAGCTTCTTTACGGGATGAGCGGAGGCGGAATAGCCGCTGCATTTCGGAACATTGACCTTATTTATGACATTGCAAATGACCTGAATGATATCCGGTATTACAAACAAGGCTTTTCCGACGTCGAAAAGGCCAATGTCGCGATAACTGCATTTATAAATTCCCTGTCATATAATTCAAATGGACTTTCCCGAGGTTCAATCCCGAAGGTCGCTATCGCAATGGGAGAAAATTCATCTTATACCACGGAGCAACTTGAAGACCTTCAAGACGAGTGGATGGCTAATTTCGAAGGTGTTGACGGGCAATGGAATATTCCCCTTCTCAACAGTAATGCCAAGATACTTAACCTCATGCCGAATAACCGTGACATGGAATACCAGGCATACATGGAGTTCTGCGGATCGCTGATTTGCGCAACGATGGGATTTGATCCGGCCGAAGCTGGCCTCAGGTTCAATCAGGCACAAAATATCCTCTCCGAAAATACCGATGGAAAGCAGAAATTTTCTAAAAACCGGGGTCTTTGCGAAAAGCTCGGGGCATTCAAATATATCACCGATAGATTCATTGAATTAACCGGATATGAGTTCTCAAAGGATTGGTGTTTCCGGTTTAATGGACTTACATCTGAAGACAAGAATTTTGAAGCGGATCTCCGGAAAAAAGCAGTAGAAACGGATACCACGATCAATGAGCTCCGCAAGGCTCAAGGGAATCCTCCTCTTGAACATGGAGACATTATTCTCAATCCTCAATATATCCAGTACATTATGCAGAAGGAACAAGCGGATGCGCAGCAGGATCAGGGTGCAAGTGCAGATGCCGGCGCGGACACTGGATTTTCGGGATTTGGTGAAGATGATATCGACTCAGCGGTTAATGATGCCGTTGACAGTATGGACATGAACAAAGCAGTCAGCTTAATATAACGGGAGCAAATAACATGGCAGTAAACAAAAAGAACCTTCGTGTATGTGAAATTTTATTTGAAGAAGAATTTTATCAGGTTATCGTAGCGGTCGCGGTACTTGACGAAGTAGACAATATTCTTCAGGAATGGGCGCTTGATAAATTCAGCGCAGTGCTTGATCTTCCAACCGCTCTTGTTTCAAACAAGGACATTACTGAAGTCCTGACCACTCTTGATATTGACAACTACGCATATCTGCAAAGCTCTGTAAGTGCATACATGGATATGCCGAGGCAGGTGGGAATGCTTACCGCTCCGGTGTTACCTACGACACTTGTGAGCAGTCTGTACGTCATGCCAGCCGGTTCCGCGTATCTTTACTCCGAAGCCGGATTCAATGGTTACTTCGGAGAATACACCGTACCCACCGCATCATTCACGCTGTCCGCAGGGATCAACTATATCGGGGTTATGTTTAACAGTGGAATCCCGGCGTATCAGATTTATTCAAACATTTCATCATTTGATTTCTCTTCTGTTTTCCCGGTTGCGACAGTTCTTAATTTCGGAAGCGAAATATTCAGCATCCCATTTGGATCAGTCGGCAAAGGTGTTCCGGAAAAGATCGTGCAAATGCTTTTCCGAAGAGACAAATTCAGCATTACCGATTACACCTTTACCCTGACTCAAACGACTCGGTATGTGGAATTGAGCGCCTTGACCGTCAGTACCGGACTCAATGACGTAGTGTGCGCGGCAATGGATACCGGAGATGCGGACAATGACATGTATCTGTTTTACAAAGATTCAAGTCAGGTATGGCAAAATGTAAAAATTACTCAGTTCGATAATGCGCAGTATCAATCAAATTCAGGTCTTGCTAATCTATCTGCGGGTGAGTTTGTGATTAATTACATTTACAGAGTTGTCTGTGGCGATAACCTGTTAATGTTCAATGTTCTTTCAAATAAGTTCGCGACACTTGCGCTTGCAAAAGAAAGCGCGAATATTACCGATCTTCCCGATACCATTAAAAACAGTGCTGTTCTCGTCGGACGGATTATTATTGAACAAGGCTCGTCTTCACCTGCAATTCAGAAAGTCCAGAACGTCACTTTC